ATAGTAATATGCCCAGAGTAAGTCTTTCATTATGTATGGTTCAGCTTCAGGCCATTGCCCTTGAATCACATTTATTGCATACCAATATGCATACTCAGGATCTTTCATTATGTATGGTTCAGCTTCAGGCCATCGACTTTTGATTACATCTTTGGCATAGTAATATGCCCAGAGTAAGTCTTTCATTATGTATGGTTCAGCTTCAGGCCATCGACTTTTGATTACATCTCTGGCATAACTATATGATTTCTCTGGTTTATTAACTATGTTCTTTTCATAATCTTTAAACAACTTCGATGTAACTGGATTGCCTAAACGAAAATAATTTAATTGTTCTTTTGACATTGGACTATCAGTTGCATCCGTAAATTGCATAGTGCCGAAGTGAAACTGATATTTGTCTCCATTTGGCATTATATAGATGTATAGCGGGCTGGCGGGTGTATAATAACTATGGAACGCATTGTCTTTCTTTGCCGCAGTACACCATTTAGTGCCACGCCCGAAATAACAAGATGCTTCTTGTGTCTTTGGTACGACTAGCATTCCATCCGGTCCTTTGTATAAGACATCTGCCTGCTTATACATTTCATCTTTCAATTTCTTTTCTTCAGCATTGCTAGTCGTAACTTCCTGTTTCTGAAATGGCTTCAACGCGGCATAGAGATCAGTCAATTTTTTATATTGATTTATGTCTTTGTTAGGTAACTGGGATTTTACTCGTTCGAATTCCTGTAGTTCGTCATTGATCCTTGATACGTCTTCCAGTTTAAATTGACCACTAAGATAGATATTAACTATCCATTGCAGGTATTTCTGATTAGGAGTGGGGTCTGCTTTGACTAGTTCGTGGAGAACTTCTTCTGGATCAACATCCCACTGAACACCAGTATCTTCCTCTGCTCTTTGTATTAATTTCTCGCCTTGTTTTTTGGCGATGAATGGAATTTTATCTTCGAAAAGATTTGATTGAAATAGTTCGTATAGGCGCATTTATGTATTTATCTATTTCTATCCCAAATATTTCAGATAAATAGTAATTTTAAAAGCCTTATAAGGAATATTTGTGAAAATACAAGAATTATACCAGGAAGAACCTGGAGGAACTATAACTCACTATGATCAGGAATATGATTTAAATTCATTATTTAAATTAACAAATGACTTACCTATAATTAATTTTAAAATTGATGATTTAAAATGGATACTCTATTATTTTTATAAAGATGTTAAACATTCGGACTTATCTAGAATAAGAAACGCCGACCTATCAGCCCCGATTTTAATAATTAAGGATGATAATAAATTTATTATTCTAGATGGGATACATCGATTATGTAAAGCCATAAGTTACGGATATGATGAATTGCCGCGGTAAATTAGTCACGAATGATATGTTAAATAAATCAAAAATTTAATAATGACTTCTTTTTGAACCATATTACCGCATATTTAATGATTCATTATAAATACTTAAAATGAAGTAATGTCTGTATTTTGAATTTTATTCAATCAAAGGAGATTGGGAATGTCACAACAAAGAAAACTTGAACAAGTATTAGAACTTCTGATTAATGAAGATTCAGACCAGGCCGCTGAACTCTTACATCAAATTATTGTAGAAAAGGCCAGAATGGTTTATGAAAGCGTTATTGATGAAGAAGACGAAGATGAAGTCATGGAAGCTGACGAAGTCGGTGGCGATATGAATGATGATTTTACTAAGGAAATCGCTGTTGATAAAGACGAAATCGGTGCCGATGAATTAATGGACGGTGAACCGGAAGATTCTGACGAAGATGACGAAGACGAATTCCAAGATGATCAAATCTCTGACGAAGAAGGACAAATTTCCGACGATGAAGAAAGAATTACTGACCTCGAAGATCAATTAGCAGAACTTCGCGCAGAATTTGATGCATTAATGGGTGAAGAATTGGACGAACCAAATCACGGCGAGTTACCTGATGAATTTGCAGAAATTGAAGATGAATATAGCGATAATGATTTCGGTCACGACACACAAGATGAAATGGTTATGAATTCAATGTATGAATCAAAGAAATCAAAAGATGCGAAAGCCAAGGCAATGAAAGAAAAGGAAATGGAAAAATCTAAGAAGACTACAAAGAAAAAAGTTGACGAAGAAACCCAATTTACTAAGAAAGTTGCAGATACTAATCAAAGAAGTAAGAACCCTGGTTATATTGGCACTGGTAAAGATACTCCACGTGGCGCCGAACAAGACAAAAGCACATTTACTAAAGTTCCTTCAAAGCCAAGTTACGGTGGCGAACCAGTAGATTTTGGTAAAGGCCATGGCGATCCATACGGTGAATATCACGGCGACCATGCAGAAGATTCTACTTTGAGTGATAACATGGATTTTGGTAAAGGTAAGTCTGTGCCTGCAACTGATAAGGGTGATAAATGGGCTGGTACCGGTAAAGAGACTGGTAACTTTGGAACCCAAGGTAAGAAATCTCCATTATCAAAGGCACCACCAAAGCCAATGTAATTTTGTGAATTTAGGATAATAACAATGTCAAATGTATTACTTGAATATAAAAGTTTTAAACAAGCCGGGATTCAGATACTTGAAGAAGCTAATAATCTTGGCGGTAAGAATTTATGTATGAAAGGGATATTTATACAGGGCGACGTAAAGAATCAAAATCAAAGAATTTATCCAGTTCGAGAAATAGCAAGAGCGGTTAATGAAATCACAAAACGAATTGCTACAGATGAAGGCAGTGTGGGACGGTGAATTAGATCATCCACAGGAACTTTCTATTAATCTTGATCGCGTAAGTCATCTTATAACAGAGATGTGGATGGAGGGAAATGATGGTTATGGTAAATTAAAAATTCTTACCACCCCAATGGGTAACATAGCAAGAACATTGTTAGAATCTGGATTCAAATTAGGTGTATCATCAAGGGGTTCAGGTAATGTTCGGTGACGACGGTATAGTATCAGATTTTGAAATTGTAACAGTAGATTTAGTTGCTCAGCCAAGCGCACCGAACGCATATCCAAGGGCTATATACGAAAGCTTGTATAATATGAAAGGCCGGTGCACAAATTTTAGAAACAGCAAGATACGCTCACGTAGATAACGCTGCAAAAAAATACACTGGTAAAGATGTATTAAGATTTATAAATGAATTAAAGATTTATTAAGGAGAAACTCAAGATGGCAAAGAAAATTGAAGAGATCTTGAGCGAAAGCGTAGGATTATCAGAAGAACTAAAGGCTCAGATTTCAGAAGCCTGGAGTTCAAAGATCACCGAAGCTCGTGAAGAAGTTGCGACTGTTCTAAGAGAAGAATTTGCTCGTAAATTCGAACACGATAAGGGTGTTCTAGTGGAATCAATGGACCGATTCTTGACTGATAAGATCCGCGTCGAACTCGAAGAATTCGCTGCCGATAAACGTCAAATGATTGAACAACGTGTATCATATAAGCGAAATATAAAAGAACACACAGAGATGTTGAATAAATTCGTACTCGAATCAGTAGCTAAAGAAGTTAAAGAATTTTATTCAGACAAGAAATCTATGAAAGAAAATTTTAAGAAACTAGAAAATTTCCTATTAAAACAATTAGCAGAAGAAATTCGCGAATTCCGTAATGATAAGAAGTCACTAGTAGAACAAAAAGTTAAAATGGTTACTGAAGGAAGACAAAAACTTCATGAAACTAAAAAAGCATTCATTAAACGCGCAGCCTTAATTATCGATGAAAATATCGAGAAAGCCTTAACAACTGAAATGAGTCAGTTCAAAGAAGACATTAAGATTGCAAGAGAAAATGAATTTGGCCGTAGAATTTTTGAAAGTGTAGCAGTTGAGTTTATGAATTCATACCTGAATGAAGGCACTGAACTTTCTAAATTACAGAAAGTATTGGAATCTAAAGACGGTGAATTAAAACAATTGAAAGAATCTGTTAAAAAGAATTCTAAGATTGTAGAAGGCTTAGACGTCAAACTCAAAGCTACTCAAGATTTAGTTGAAAGACAAAAAGTTATGACAGAGTTACTTGCTCCATTATCGAAAGAGAAGAAGGGAGTAATGAAAGAATTACTTGAATCCGTTCAGACAAAGAACTTAGGAGGAGCCTTTGACAAGTATCTTCCATCAGTCCTTAATGAAAATCAAAGTCGTCAATCTGTAGTAAGATCGCAGTTGACTGAGAATGTCAAGTCTGAAAGAACAGGTAACAGAACGTCGTCAGTTCTGAAAGAAAGCACAGATGGTGAAGACCAATCTGAATTAAGAAAATTAATATCCTTAGCCGGAATTACTAAGTAAATAGGAGAAATAAGATGGCCAATAAGCTATTTGAATCAAATTGGGGCGCAACAAAAGAAGCCCTGTTAGATGGACTTTCGGGAACCCGCCGTCAAAGTATGGATGTAGTATTTGAGAATACTCGTAGATACTTAGCAGAATCGGCTACCCAAGGTGCCACACAAGCAGGTAATATCGCAGTTTTGAATAAAGTGATGTTACCGTTAATTCGACGTGTTATGCCAACGGTTATTGCCAATGAAATCATGGGTGTTCAGCCTATGACAGGCCCTGTTGGACAAATTCATACACTTCGTGTTCGTTATGCGAATACTGCCGCTGGTGTTACAGCTGGTACTGAAGCATTAAGCCCGTTCGAAATTGCATTAGCATACTCAGGTAATGAAGATCCTTCATTTCCAGGTGCTGCATCAACTGCAAGACTCGAAGGTGTGCCTGGTAATAAATTGAGTATCCAAATTTTGAAAGAAACAGTTGAAGCTAAGACACGTAAATTGTCAGCTCGCTGGACTTTTGAAGCTGCTCAAGACGCAAATGCAATTCATGGTATTGACATTGAAGCAGAAATCATGCAAGCACTGGCTCAAGAAATTACCGTTGAAATTGATCAAGAAATGTTGTTCAAACTCGGTAACTTGGTTCCTGTAGCTCCAACTACATTCAATCAAGCCGCAGTATCTGGTACAGCTACTTATGTTGGTGACGAATTTGCTGCTTTGGCAGTTATGATTAATCAACAAGCTAACTTGATCGCAGCAAGAACTCGTCGTGGCGCTGCTAACTGGTGCGTAGTTTCACCAACAGCATTGACAATTCTTCAAACTGCTACTACTTCATCGTTCGCAAGAACTACTG